CTGACCATGGCTGCTGTAGTTGTTATGGACGAGTCTGGCTCCATGGGGGGCCTGAAAACTACGGCTGCTAAAATATTCCTGGCTATAACGGACCCCTTAGACAATCTGGGTTGTCCAGTATTAGCTTTAGGCTTCCGAGACGGTGGTGGTTATGCCTACCCTCAAGAAGGGGACGAGGGAAACTACCATCGGTATGGGGGAGTTATATATGACATTTTCAAGGGTTGGAACGAAAGGCTAAGGCCTATCAGGTGGCGTTTTGCTAATACAAGGGCCGAAGGGGGTACCCCTATGGGAGACGGCATTCAGTTCGCCCTCTCGTCCCTCCTACAACGGTCTGAGACTACCCGCTTTATGTTTGTGGTTTCGGATGGCCAGCCTAATGATGATCAAGTTGTCGTTAGGCAAATACGCTTAGCTGCGGAACAGGGTATCCATGTAATCGGGGTAGGTATTGGAAGGGATGCCTTTTATGTCAAAAGATTATTCCCTGACCATGTGTGGGCGGACACCCTAGAAGACTTCCCACATCTATTAGTTGGGAAGCTAAATGATCTGGTAGACATACAACTTAAGGGCCGGAAGAGACACTAATGATCATCGCCCCCCAGAAAAGAGTAGAGGGTATGTATGAGTGAAATAGATGACACGTAAAATAACACAGGAGAGTTAGACCATGTCGCAAACAAAGAAAATGCCTGTCGGCCTTACACCAGAAATGGTACTGGCCCTGGAAAGTGGTGTTAAGTCAGCACTTAAAGACTTCATGGGCGGTGAAAACCCCCGTGATAAAGTAACCCCTGACCAGACCTTGGAGAATATCAAGATCTCGTTAGATCTGAACATCGGTAAAGTGACCATCGGGCACGATACTGATAAAGCCCCCACCGCAGCTATTCCGTTGCTTCCTACACTGGCCTTGCTTATCAGTAAGCTGGACATAGGGAAAGAGAAGGCTTTAGCACTAATCCGGGAAGCAATGCTTGAAGCATTGAACTTGGATAAGGATGCTTCCAAGGCCCTTATGGCTCAAGCTGGTGTAGAGGAAGCCGCCCAGTTGGTGAAAACGGAAGTCATTAGCAAGCTTCCCAGAACCAAGGTAGCCAAAACGGTTAAGGCTTATGAAGCAGCCATAGTCGTCACTAACGTCTCACAGGGGGCCTAAGTATGCGCTGCAGTTCTACCAAAAGTACTCAGGGAGAAGACCTTCTCAATGTTCATTTTGAGCGGGCTTCCCCTGACCCAGCTCAAAGCCCTACTATCAGAGTGGTCTTTGCAGTCCATCATCCGGAAGGGCCTTTCGCGGAACGCTCACCCGTACTTGTCCACCTCTCTTCAAATAGAGAGGATACAAACCAGGCTGAAATTTTGACTACCCATGAATTCAAGCTAGTCTATCAAACGGCGGCTGAATTTATTGCGGAGGTATAAAAATGCAGTTAGGGGCAAACGGGTTTCTCATCACCTATAAGAATTTTCAAAAAGTAAACCACTGGTTGCAAAGCCATCTGGAGATTCGTTTTGGAAAGGAGGAAGGCTTTGCCAAATACCAACGACTAACCGTAATGGAAGGTCTTGGTATTTGGCAAACCTTTCAGGGTGTAGAGGGTTACGCTTAGGCCAGACCTAACCAAAGGAGTTCTCTAATGTTAGTTTCATGCTTCGGTTCCCGTGGGTCTCTCCCATCACCATCTCGAAAGGGCTTTAGTACCCTCAAGTATGGTGGCAACACTAATTGTTTTTTAGTGGAAGCTGGCCCCTATACTGTAATCCTAGATTGTGGATCAGGAGTAGCCGTCTTAGGGGATCACCTTATGGCTAAAAAGAGGATACCTTTAAACGGTGTCATTTTGCTATCCCATTATCATTGGGATCACATCCAAGGATTGCCCTTCTGTGTGCCACTATTCCTAAAACAAAACACTTTTGACATCCATGGCTTTAGGCCATCAGGACTTGAGGACCAAAATCTACCCCGGACAGCGGTAGAGGCAATACTTTCGCACCAGCAAAGTAATCCTCATTTCCCCGTAGCTCATGAAAGTCTTCCCGCTAAAAGAACCTATTTTAGCCATGAACGGCAATTCAGTGAGACCTTTTCTTATAGGGTAGAGAGTGTCTGTGGTTCTGGCCCATTAAACGTCACCACCATCCCCTTGAACCATCCTGACGGCGCCTTGGGGTACCGACTAAACTATGAGGGTCTATCCGTAGCGTATTGCTGTGACAACGAACCTCTTAGACATCCCAACTCTCGTATCACGGCCCTTTGTAAGGGTGTAGACATTCTCATTATGGATGGTGCTTATACGGAGGAACAGCTTGCAGGTAATGTCCAGACATTCGGACACGGTACTCCGGAATCTTGTGTAGACCAGGCTTTGGCTTGTGGAGCGAAGCATTTAGTGGTTACCCACCACGACCCCAGGCACGACGATAACAAGCTTGACGCTATGTTAGCGGCGGCAGAAGCCTATGCCGCGGACAAGACAGACGAAATGGACAGGACACCAGGATGCAGACTACCAGTATTCCTGGAGCTGTCCTTTGCTCAAGAGGGTCTTAGGATAAAGATATGATTAGGAGAATTACAGTGAAGCCAAAGAAACCCACCGTCAAATATACGATAGTAAAGAGAGTGGTTTACTTCCCAAAAACTGGACACCATGTAGTTTGAACCTGTGTGGGTCTTAGCCCACAACCTTATAGGTAACCCAACTCCGAGTTTTTTCATCCCAGCGTTGGTATGTACCTGCCCAAGGCGTGCGGGCGGAAGTGTCTTTTGCTTGTAGGTCTGATTTAGAAAAGGATTTCACATTGGCCTCCTTTAGCCAGCTTCCGGTTCCTTGGGGACAAGCTTTATCTGTGAGATCTTAAAGGACTTCTGGTCCGTCTCCAAACGGGATCGCTCTGACAGGTCTAGTCCAGCGCCTATCATCATTCTTGTAGTTAAAGTGATGGTCTCACGACCGGGAGTGATAAAAACTTTGGAGGGTGTCTTTGCCATTTGAAACTCCTTTGTTATCCTAAACTACTCTTATCACACTAAAAGTCACACTGATAATCCTAAAGGGGTCAAAGATTGATCATGAAGAGGAAAACACAGAAGGGGAGTGTTACGGAATACTATTGAATTATCACGGGGATGGTTGCCTTACGGGTAATATACAAGTCTGACCCCATCTCCCAGTCATCCCACGCATCAAATTCCGCCTTTTTTGGATAAAGAAAAACGGATAAAGGATTATCATCATCATCATCACCATCTGATTCTACTTCCACCTCATCATCAAGTGCATCCCACCACTCGCCATCTGATTCTAGCCTCATTATTTCAGCCAAGCACTTTTTATTGATAGCCGTCTCATACTTAGCTAAACCCCCACCATAAAAAATATCTTCCTGTAGGAAGTCCATGCTTTTTGCAAACTTACCACAAAGATTTTTGTCGATACCTTGGAACCCCATTTTTGTAAGAGCTTTTATGAGTAATTCCTTAAAAGGACGTACATCCAATCTAACAAGCATACTGATTTCAAGTTCCTTTGGTGCTTTTACGGAATAATTAAAGGATTCCTCTTCTGCATCTTGTGGATCACCAGTTCTGGATCTCTCTGAGATACCGGTACCATCATCATTGATCTCACCCCCCCAGGAAACAACATCATCATACTCAAAACCCATCAGTTGTTTTGCCATTTCTTTTGCCGCCGCGGGCATCAAAATTTCATCCAGGTCATCAAGTAGCGTATCCATATCAGTTAGGTCATAACCTTTTGAATTCCGCTTTGCCGTAAGCATGATTTTTTCGAGTGTGTCCTGATAAAGCAGACTTACTTTACGGGTAGCTGTTTTCCCAAACCATTTTACTAGAAGTTCTTTACTTGCCTTGTTCATTTTTAAGATCCTTTTCAGGTGTTTACCGCACAACTTAGGATCTCTATAAGGAAAATAACCAGGGGGACAAGTCTTATCCTACTAAAAGAGGAAGGAGGGGGATTCGAACCCCCGAGCCCCGTGAAGGACCGTCTGCTTTCGAAACAGGTACCATAAGCCACTCGGTCATCCTTCCCTAGGCATAACACCCAAATCCACATAAGCCCCACCATCAACCATATGGGTCAAAAGTAAAACCCACGCCTTACGTCCATGGGGTTTCTCTGACACGGTGCCTAGAAACTGCTCTACGGGTTCCGACTCACAAAGGTTTAGAGCCCCACAAGCCTTAGCTAAAGCTACCACTAAAACCTCTGCTGAGGACGCCTTTGTTACCCAGGGCACCGCAAGGACATCTAAATCCCTAGTCAGGCTCCCGTGTATGGCTAAGGCATAACCATGCTTCCGAGCTTCTTTACATAGTTTCCTATAGGCAGCGGGATAGGGAGTGGGGATTTCAGTCATGGATACCAGACGCAAAGTTCTTCAAAGGGTCTAACCCCCCACCTTCAGGCAGTGAGTCTAGCTTCCTCAAGTTATCCTCAGAACTCATTCGCAAGGATAGGGTGGTATGACCCCTTCCAGGGTACAGCTTCCTGTCCTGCCAAGGTTGTTTTTGAAGCTCCAAATAAGTCTCCCAAGATTTACTCTTCATATCAACCTCCAAAATCAGCGTATTTCTTTAATCAGCTCCACCCTGCCTTCAAACATATCAGAAGGGTCATTATAGTATTTCACGCGAATTACTTTGTATCTTGCGATTTTTCCGATGTCTTTTTCAATGGGGGTGGTTCCCTTTTTAGTTGTTAGTATTATGATGTCACCAACTTTGACGCTATAACCCCAGCCGGACATGTTGAATCTTTCATACTTCTCGGAATGCGAGGTCAGCGTAACTTTGTGGCCCCAACAATCTTGGGTGTAGTTGTGTTCCCTTATATCCGGGGGGACCCCAGCGAACATCTTTTTTAGTCCCTCTAAAAACACACCCATAGCTACCCTCTATACTAAGGAGGATCAAAAAGTAGCCCCGACCGGATTTGAACCGGCGATCACCGCCTTGAAAGGGCGATGGCTTAGACCGCTAGCCTACGGGGCCATAAGAAACCAGAGCCCAGGGTGGGGATCGAACCCACGAACCCCCTCCTTACCATGGAGGTGCTCTACCACTGAGCTACCTGGGCAGCAAAAGAGCCTCTGGCAGGAATCGAACCCGCAACATCTCGATTACAAGTCGAGTGCTCTTCCTATTGAGCTACAGAGGCAAAGTATCCCCGACGGGATTTGAACCCGTGTCATCGGCTTGAAAGGCCGGTATCCTAACCAGGCTGGAAGACGGGGACATAAAATAAGAGCCAAAGAGGAGAATCGAACTCCTGACCTACTGGTTACGAATCAGTTGCTCTACCAACTGAGCTACTTTGGCAATACTGCTTTTTCCAAGAGGGCCACTCACTTACTGTTTTAACCACCTGGTCAATCCCGGACCAATAAGCTCTGTTAGCCTCAGTGTCTAAGTTTCTTGTAAGCATAACAGCAAACCTAGGTTAATGGGATAGTTGCCTACCCCTTGTTAAATAATCCAAAAGACCAAGCCAACAACACATACGAAGGCAAGGATGGTGGTCAAGCACCCATTAGTATCATTGATGATTCTAATGGGCGGTACTTTTAGCTTAGGTGTTTTATGGTGATCCATATGACCCCTTTTCAATGTTGTTAGACACAACGGCTTTACAAAATTGAACGACCTCCTCATCCGTATAAAGACCTTTACAGATATTAGCCATCAAGACCACGAACTGGACATTCCCTTTCACATAGCCAAGGGAGGAATCTACCCTATCCAAGCTTGCTCTCCAAGGGTTTCGGACAACCTTTTCAAAAGCAGCGGTATTCTCCGATAATACCATTGACATCCCGGAAAGAGCACAAAGGCCCTTTTGCCCCTCCCAAAGGTCTTTCAAATAAGGCAGGTCTACATCATAGCCCTTCCCCCTATTTTTATTCCTTGCCCTGTTCATAAAGTACCGGAAAGGCGAAAACTCATCTAGCTTCCGTCCACGCAACAAGTTTTCTGGGTCGCATTTCCCCCTCTTGTCACCAAGGTTGTACTGCCCTACTTGACCGTAACAAGACATCGTACAATAAAATTTACGGTCAGGGTCCTTACGGAGCTGTCTAGCCCATTCTGCTTTACGCTTTTCAAAAGGCTTATTACATCCAGCACAAGTGATGGTTATCTTTTTCATTCCGATACCTCCACTAATCCTGAACTATAGTCAAAATAGTGGAGGCGCTCGGAAAATCGTTGTGGAGGCGCGGAGTATCGAACTCCGGTCCTAGAAAGGTTTGTCACAAGCGTCTACGTGTGTAGGCAGAAGTGTTTTTTTCTCGTTCATTAAGTAGCACCTTTGCCAGAAATGCTTAATGAACATCCCCCGTTTATCTTGTTTCCATCGGCCCCGTGAGTACGGGCTTCAGGCAGCAGGCCAAATAAATGACGGAAAATCCTAGTCATAGCCTTTCCAGGTTTTCCGGGTTGCGTTTTACGCAGCCAATTGCATAGTGTTAGCAATTAAAGTTTGTTCCATTTTTTAACGAGGTTCAGAACATCCCCGACACGCGACTTGGACTTACATCATCCCAGTCGAAACCAATTCGCCCCCAAATAATCAAAGAACTTTCAATAGCACTCTGAACTTCTCACAGGAGTAATTAACAAACTTTGGTCTATTTCGCACGGATGCTCATGGATTCATAGGGTTTGCACCCTCCACCAATTTACCGCTCTACTAGACGGAAGCCGAGCCAGCCCCCGGACCAACACCTGGTTTTCAAAAGTGACTGCCTTATCGGACTTTACTGTTGAAAACCTACGGTCCCTACTAGGTCCTGTTAGTTACCCCTGTCAAAAGTTCAAAGATCAAACCTGCTGCCTTATAAGACAATAATTACATCCATACTACTCTAAAAGATTTACGGATGATCCAGAGCCTCGCTACATTTTAACCAGACGCCTACAAGGTCGCCATACTAAAATGATAGTGCCGAGGGTGGGAATCGAACCCACACGAGGTTACCCTCACTGGATTTTGAATCCAGCGCGTCTACCAATTCCGCCACCCCGGCTAAATAAGAGGCTCGGATGATTAGACCGTCCCTCTCTTGGCCCCTTACTAGAGGCGTACAGGAAGAAGTAGCTTCTTCTTCAATCCATACAATTTTATAAGGCCCATGGTATGGACAGGCCTCCCCGGAAATCACTCCGGTTACTGTAAGCTAAAAGGTTTAGCACCCCAAGCTGTTTACCTATCGGTTTTTGTGCCCTCTAGGATTACTACAGGATCTTTTAGCATCCCCCGTAGCCTATCATCCCTTCGCTTTTGAGCAAAAGAGGTGCATCGTGGGGCATCATCAGGCATTACTACTTTCCCCTCTAAGGGGGCTTCCTTTACTTGATTACCCATAACCGTCTCCTATATTAAAAGTGCCTAGGGCGGGAGTCGAACCCGCAAGGGCGTAAGCCCGAGGGATTTTAAGTCCCTTGTGTCTACCAACTCCACCACCCAGGCGTATTACTGAATAGTAAGTAAGGGACCCCAAAACGGAACCTACTACTCATCTCACAACAAGCCCCGTTCGCATCGAGCCCTTGACTTGCCGTGTGGGAAAACTTTCTACCAAAGAACCATCTCACATCTATACTACTCAAAGAGTACCAAGGATGATCCAACTAAAGTGGGTAAGGAAGGATTCGAACCTTCAACGTCCCGAAGGAGCCAGATTTACAGTCTGGTGCGGTCCACCAATCTCCGCAGCCTACCCATGGTGCTTGGGGGCAGAATTGAACTGCCGACACCCGGTACTTCAAACCGGTGCTACTACCAACTGAGCTACCCAAGCGAAAAAGAAAAAGAAAAAGTGGGGAAGGAAGGATTCGAACCTCCATAATGCTTGTATGCTTTTCGGAGTGGTTCCTGTAAAGGAGCCGAGATGAAAAGCGGTTAACTTGACAGTTTTACCGACTGTTGCCTAAACCAATTTGGCTACTTCCCCATGGCGGGTGAGGAGGGACTCGAACCCCCAGCATCGGGATTTGGAATCCCGCGTTCTACCAATTAGAACTACTCACCCATAAAACGGGCTGGTTATCAGAAAAGATACAGGTTCATGACACCCACCTTCCTGATAACCAACCTACATTTCAAAGAGCTGAACCTCCATAGCACATAAACACTACTCAAAAGGTCGCCCTGATGATCCTAAAAATCTAAAGTAATTTCAGATGCCCCGTCAACGGTTGTAATTTCTCCCGCATATCCGGCCCAATAGCAATGGCGGTATATGTAGGTACGCCGCCAAACTCCGTAACCCCTGCATCCTGTATTAATGATGTTATCATTCCTGCTTCCTTTGCTTTCTTATGCAACTCAAGCAGTTCCTCTTCACTACCCACGCCCACACAAACCTTGGTAAAAGGGCCAGCAAGCCATTTACGTATGCGGTCGTCTGAAAGTATCGAGGCCCCATCCAAGATAGCTGCTAGGGAAGCGTGAGCACCCTGGGCAACCATTTTACCTTTACGCATCCCTAAGTCTTTGCGTAACACAATCATTTGTTTGTACTCGCTCATGTGAACCCCTCTAGAAATTTCATTTGGCGGAGAGGGAGGGATTTGAACCCCCGGCAGTCTTTGACAACTACGCCTGCTTTCCAAGCAGGTACCTTAATCCTGACTAGGCAACCTCTCCAAAGTGTGGAAGATGGGACTTGAACCCACACCCCTAAACGGGACCGGTCCCTCAGACCGGCGTGTCTACCATTTCACCACATCCACAAAGCGGAAGGAGAGGGATTCGAACCCCCGGACCCCGTGAAGGGCCTCCGGTTTTCAAGACCGGTGCGATAACCAAACTCTGCCATCCTTCCAAACAAACTTTCAAAGAGGAAGATACAGGATTCGAACCTGTGTGGACCATAAGGTCTGTGGGGTTGCAACCCACAGCATTCGACCAACTCTGCCAATCTTCCATAACACTAACAGCGGAAAGGGGGGGATTCGAACCCCCGGTACGGGTTTAAGCCGCACACTCACTTAGCAGGCGAGCGCCATCAACCAAGCTCGGCCACCTTTCCATATTATCAACCACACTACTCAAGACCATTGTGAGATGATCCTAAAACTTTAACTAACGGTGCCGAAGGTGGGGGTCGAACCCACACGCCCAAAGGGCACAAGCTTCTAAGGCTTGCATGTCTACCAATTCCATCACCTCGGCATAATCGGACACAAGTAGCCTTATGTGTCCGATGGTATCCAATTTTCAAAGATCAAAAAAAAGGTTCTTAAACGACAAAACCCCCGGCAAACTGCTGTCTGCCGGGGGTTTTGGGATATTCCCAATATAAGCTTGTCAGCTTACCCCCGGCCTTTCGGATAAATAGAGTGACCATGTCAGCTCTTCTATCCGGCAGCAACTATAGGTGGTAAACAAAAACATCTTAAAATTCCTTTTTCAGGCACACTTTCTTGTGTACCCCCGATAGATAACAAAGGTGGAAACCCCCTGTCAAGAACTTTCTTCAAAAAAGATTCACTTATATCAGGACTTCGTTTTCCTGTTTATTTAACCGATACTGGTGGAGGACATATTATATGAAAGACAGCACCCGTTTAGCAATGCGATATCTCACGGCAAGGCCCTCACGAGGGTTACGCCTGAAGCCAAATATTAAAAGTAAGGTCACTCGTGCCTTCTCAAAAGTTGGTTTGGATGGCAATGGCCGTTTCCGGAAACCACAGCATGGGTTTTCCAAAGCCGTCGAGGTCATGAGTGATTTTGGTATTGAGTTAGAAGAAATAGCTAGTTCCCACATCTTCAATGCTGAAAAAGGACGCTTCAATCTTAGTGTGGCTTTTACAAATGAAGAGGATTCCTTTTCCCCTATCCCCATCATTAACTCAAATTTCATTATGACTTTCCAAGAGTTATACAAAGACCAGTATGAAGTCCTAGCCTATATGTCCTGATGGCTTTAACTATCTATCCCCGACTAGCCCACATCCTTAACACTCATCCTGAGCTGTCTCGCTATAGGCGTATGCTTATGGGTCACTGTTGCAAGGCGCCGACGGATAAGAAGATACGCAAACGATTAGAATCCTTTCTTGTCCGGCTTCCACGGTATGATGACCTTTTACGCCCGCTACTAACACCCCCCACAGAGTAGATAGACTAGAACAAAGGGAGGAGCTTATATGCCCGTGCAAGTACAACACGGCTTTAAAACTAGGCGACGTCTCCTAAAAGGTGCCATGACCTTAGCGAAAGCTGTTGCAGTAACTTATGGCCCTTGTGGAGGTATCTGTATCCTAAAACGATTTGCAGGACTGCTACCCACACGGGACGGCGTTACTGTTGCTAGAGAAGTAGCTTTAGTAGACCCCGTTGAAAATATGGGGGCACGAATTCTTAGGGATGCCAGTATTAGGGTAAATGACACTGTTGGGGATGGTACATCTACTACCACAATCCTTGCCGCTGAGATTTTACGCTTGGGTATGCAACAGTTGGCGGCAGGAGTATTGCCCCAACTTCTTTGCAAAGGTATCCGGGAAGCTGCCCTAGAGGTCGATACTAGATTAGCAGGAATGAGTCACCCTCTACGAAATCAAGAAGAGATAGAGAGGGTTGCTTGGTTAGCTTCTAATGGAGATCCCGAAGTGGCGGAGGCCCTGGGTGAAGCTGCTATGGCTATAGGTAGAGATGGCACTATCATTGTTATGGATGGACAGAGTACTGATGTCAAACTAGAGATCAAAGATGGTATGGAGATTGACCGTGGCCCTTACCCTTCCTTTATAAAGGAGGAAACAACCTTTGACGGTCCTCTGATAGCCGTTATCAATGAGCATCTTAGTTCCGTAAAGGATGTCAAAGAGCTTTTAGAAAGTGCCTCTCAATGGAAACCAAGGGCTCTCATCATATTCGCTTTAAGCGTAACCCATGAAGCTCGGGCCACCTTACTCTTGAACCTTCAGAATGATGTACTGGAAAGTATCCCTATCCTCTGTCCTAGTTTTGGACACCGTAAAAGGGATGCCCTTCAAGATATAGCAGCCCTTACCGGGGCCACCTTGGCAGAAAATGTCTCCGGACTAAACCCACAGAAATGGGATTCCGAATGGTTTGGGTCAGTACGTACGGCATTCGTCAAACAGAAGTCCACGATACTCACGGCCTATCCGGATAAGATTATGGGTCTCCGTTCTTATTTAGATGGCTTGAAAACTGAAGCAGAGAATTCCCCCTCAGATTATGACAAGGATCTCATACAAGAAAGGATGGCCACACTTTCGGGGGGCCTAGTAATACTAAAGGTAGGGGGAGAGACCGAGAACGTCCTCAAAGAAAGACGAGCCCGTGTTGAGGATGCCTTAGCTTCCGTAAAAGCTTCTCTTCGAGGTGGAGTCCTACCAGGTGCGGGCGCCGCTTTATTAGGGATCTCCTCAGATCTAAAGGCCCCTAGTGATATGGGTGCGGGTCTTTTAGTAGGATGGACTATATTACAGCAGGCTTTAGCAAAGCCACTTATGGTCTTAGCGTCTAACGCTGGGTATGATCCTTTTAACATTCTGACTAGGGTTCAGGATGCCCAGACCATAGGAACTTCTTATGGATGGGACGCTTTAGAGAATACAACCAGGGACTTGCTGATGGACCCCCCAATTATAGATCCGGCTAATGTTACAAGGGAAGCTCTGAAGGCAGCCGTTTCCGTTGCAACGACACTTTTATCAATTAATACGAGCATCGCACAGGTCCGCAGAGTAGAGGAGGTGAGGGGTGAATAAAAATGGAACAGATGGGAACGGTAATAATACTAAGCATGGCGGTTCTGGGGGCAGCGTTCCTCGGAGCGATTCCGGGGCTGCTAATATGGAAACTGGGAAAATGGCTAAAGGTACAACCTCAGCAAAACTGACCATAACACTCACCGTAAATGAGCGGGGACAACTAAGGTCTTTCCACGATGTGTCCTCTCCAGAGGATCAGAAAACCATATCAAGCTGGCCCGGTGGTGGGTTTCAGCATATTGCCCATGGCTTACTAACTGAAGCTGTCCGAAGGGAAGCATTCCTAATAGCCCTTATGGAAATAGCACAAGATGACGAATACCTTGGCAACTATATAAAAGCCAACGACACTGAAAAACAATGGTTAGCGAAGGCTCTCGCTGCCAAAGTTGATACCCAAATTGGAGCCTGTCTACCTAAGTTGTCACCAGAGTCCGCACGAGAAATGCTGGAAATGGTAGCCAAACAGGGTTAGTATAGACGTAGAGGAGTTGTTTTATGAGTTTACTTGATACCATTCTATCCTTACGCCGCCCACGCATCTGGGAGCGCTTTCGGGATTTACGAAAGAGGGTCGTCCCTGAAGGAACCGATCCCCAAGAAGCCTTTCACTTGGGCCTACAAGCAGGCTACGGTGAAGGTTTAGTTGACGGTGTAGACCTTGGTATTGATGCCAGTAAAGCCACTGTTACTACCTACGACAGCCCCGACGGATTCGACTACATACAACACTAACCAAAACCCCCTCCGTTTTTAAGCCTATGAAATGCCCCAAACAGGACTAGCCTAGGGGTGCTGTAAAGAAATGAACTCTCTAAATAAAACGAAGGATGCAGGGTCACTCCAAGCTCCACCTGTGATGACCAAGCAAGTCAAAGACTGGATGTCCTCCGTGTATGCCGGGAATGTGCTGGTTTTTGTAGAGAAGTACCTGCAACGGATGGTGGGGCTGAAAAAACAATTAGAAGACCATATTAAAGAGCTAGAGGCTTTTATTAACTATGACATCACCAAAATGAAAGTTGGTGAGACCAGATCACATAAGATAGAAACCTTATACCACTCTTCAATCTTAGGTATCCGTCGTGTAGCGTACCCTGATGACCAAGCCCCTCGTTTTTTAGTGGACCAGGGAAAAAAACGACTAACGTTCAAACGCCAACGATATCCTTATAGCGCAGAAGATGCTCAGAATTGGATAGGCTGGAAAGCTCAAAGAGAAATTATGGATTTCCAATTAGAGCTACGGGGCTTAGAAATCCGTGGGGATGGGGATAAGGAATCTGAAATTTACACCAGGGTTGAGCTACTACGCCTTAAAAGGGAATGCCTCAAGTACACCCCCAAAGCAAAGAACTATACTGGCAAAGCAAAAAAGACATTCACGATTGATCTGAAAGATTGGAAATATGTAAAAGACATGGATCAGCCTGAAGCGATGCTGAAAAAAAAGGGTTGGTCTTCTATCAATTGTTTCTTGGACTTCAAAGGTCATCGTGCCCGTAGTGGGCAATGGTACGCATCCAAAAAACAATTGGAGGTTGATGTGCTCAGGCCACAACCACAACGGTTGGAAACTTTCCATTTAGGTTTGGCACAAGTCCTAGGCACTGTGGAACATGAGATGCTCCATGTAGGTCAAACCCTTCTGCAAGTCCTAAAGGATCTTAAGGAGCCTACTGGTTTACCCCCTAAAAAAATACGAGACCCAGAAAGGGACCCACATGGGTATCGCAAAGACAAACCTTATAGCTACGGTCGTGGGGAACATACACTCCAAGATATTGAATTTCAAACTGATTTAGGGAATGCTGTGCGGGAGTTCTTTCAGCAGATGAAAGAGGTTCCTAGAAAAGCACATGGGCAAGCGTTTAGAAATTTTACGGGGCTCTCTCCGGAAACGACTTTCATTAAACAGGAACAGTATCTAGCCCTGAACCGCCATTTCAAAATCTGGAGGAATAGGGCTCCTAAAAAATGGCAGAAAGCCGTTAATGAGCTTTTCAAAGAAGCTAAGAAAGCGGGATTTTCTTTAGGAGGACCCATGAAACTAAAAAGTACATCCTCCGCAAATGTTGTAGCCAGTTATTGGGAAGCCCAAAAAAAGCAAGCAGGTTTGTTCGAAGCACCCCCAGCAATGCTTGCGGAAGTAGGCAATTGGATGAGATCTATTTATGCAAGTAACCTCTTAGTGTTTGTGAACAGGAAGTATGCCATAAGAGTTGGGGAAACACAAAGCCTTTTAGAAGCCCGCTTGCAAGTCGAGGGTTTCCTACATGGTCTCCGAACAATGGATAAGATGAAAAACAGACAAACCCGTAGCATTACGGTTACTTTTGGTTTTGATGCCTTTACTATCGGAGTACGCAGAGTAGGGAACAATTTTCTAGTTGCTTCTGGGAAGCAAAAGCTTAATTTTAAGGGTGCTACTGTATACCCACAAAATATTAATGATGCCCAAGAAGTGTGCAACCGCCTAGGCAAAACCATACTTAAAAAAATCAAAACACTACTCCAAACCAATAAAAACCAAGATACTTCTATGGTTGAATTACAGCTTCTCCGTCGTGAATGTTTAAAACACACTCAGAAAGCAAGAACATATTCTAGTACAGCAAAAAAGAAGTTCCCACTTAATCTGAAAGGTTGGAAATATACCAAAAGTAACATTAAGGCTGAAAAAGTACTTAAAGAAAAGGGTTGGTCCCCTATCCTATGTGTGCTGGCTTTCGAGGAGCACTCCGGGGACACCGGACAATGGGACCCCAATAAAAAACAGTTAGACGTAAAGGACATATACGCAACACCCAAATCAGTAAAGAGTTTCAAAGATGTGCTTTCAGAATTAGATTCCACCTTAACACATGAAATGCAGCATGTAGGTCAAACACTCCTTAAAGAACTAAAGGGCCTAAAAGATTTGGCGGGGCTCCCGCCCTCCAATATGCGTGACCCTGACCGCAACCCTGGTGGCTATCTCAGAACAGACTTTTATAGGCAGCATGGTCAAGGGGAACACGCCCTTAAAGAGCCAGAATTCCAAACGGATTTAGGGGGTGCCATCCGTAACTTCCTTCGGAAAATACGGAACATCGCCAGTAGGAACCACCAAGAAGCCTTTAGAGATTTTACGGGCATGTCAAAAGAGCCCAAGCATTTAGAAACTAATTCTCATTTTAAAATTTGGAAAGCTAAGTCGCCTAAGAAATGGAAACGTGCCGTAGATGAATTATATAAAGCCGTCACAAAGGCTGGCTATCCTTTAGGAGAAAAAATGAAACTAAAACAAGCTGCCGCTGGGGTCACCCCTGTCCGTCAGCAGAATCAGTATAATTGTATGACAACCAGTTTGTCCATGTGCCTAAGGGCGAATGGTCTAGCTCCGGAGGAAACAACCCCAGAGCTAGTCAATAAGGTCATGGGCGCCATGCCTATGCAAGGAGCTTCCTGGGAGAGTGCTTTCGCAGCAGCTCAGCATTATGGCCAACGGATCACTTTTATCTGTCCGGCAACTCTTCGGCAGGTAAAAGAATATACTGACCAGGGTTACCCCGTTATGATAGCTTGGAATCCGGAAGGCCGTCCATGGAGCCACGCATCCGTAATCTTTGATGTGGATGAGGATCTCACCGTAAGTGTGGCTGACCCAAATATGCCTGATCCGGATGAAACAGTTAGAATAGTTCCTAAATCGGAATTCTATGGTAAGTGGTACGAAAAATGGCCGGACTATTTAGTAAGACGTCCTGCTATGGTAGTACAGCCCGAAATCACTACGGAAGGCCGTCAAATGGTTGCCTCCCAAGTTAGTGATAAAGCTAAACGAATTGCCCAACGATATCTCTCAGGAGGAGAAAATGTCTGATTATCTAAAGAAACTACAAGTGATGGCCCAGCAAAAAGAACACGAGAGTAGGTTTGAGGAAGGCGTTAGTATTGATGTCCCTGAGTATCTACGGGACCACGGCAATCCTGAAGCTGCTGACCGCTGGGTAGATGAGAATGAAAAGAACAGGGACAACTTCAAAAAAGCAAGCCCTAAAGACAGCTCCTTAGAAGCTATTCTGAATGTTGACCTTAAAGACGACACGGAAGTTACAAGTCTTTCAGGTGGTGGTGCTAAAGAGGAAACTAAATCCTTGCTCCCAGGGGATGCTACTAAACCACAAGAGAAAGGCGCCGGATGGAACACCCCAGGGATTCCCGACGGTACAGGGCCAGAAGAAGATTCCGGTTGCCCTTGTCAGCATGCGGAGGAGCCCGTTATTGTTGCTCGCGTTCGTCTAACGGAAAAACTACGTTTGGCCCAAGCATCAGACTTGTTACTGGCTCGCTATGAAGGCACTCCTAAAGAGGCCGACGAGGATGAGGAAGGCGACGAGATAGAAGCCCGCTTTGAGGAAGGCGTACCCGCGGACCCTACTGAAAACATGACTCCAGAGGACAAGAAAATCTGGAATGACATGAAAGAGAAGTATAAGGATAACTTCAAAGCCGCTGCCTCCAAGATCCCCGGTGGTCTAGCTGAGGGTAAAAAACCTGCCGACTTTGATACTAAGTCTTTAGCTAAGGGAACCAAAGTAGAGAAGGAGCATACTGATGATTCTGATACAGCTCAGGAAATCGCTATGGACCATCTCACGGAAGACCCTAAATACTATGACAAGTTAGAAGTCATGGAAGAGAAGAAAGAAGCGGGTAACTACCAGTTTTTACCCGCGGGAACAGCTAGGAAAATCCCAGCCCTCTATGCACAGGACGAAGTGAAAGACCCTATGGTCTATGTTAAATTCTTTTGTCCCTGGTCGGATGCTGTTTGGTTCATCACAGAATTTGATGGGAAAGATACTTTCTTTGGATGGGCGGACTTAGGACATGGCGGCGCTGAGCTTGGTTACATGAGCCTGCGGGAAATGAAGAACGCTAAGAAAAATGGCATCCCCGCAGTAGAAAGGGACATACGTTTCCGTCCGAAGAAACTTTCACAGGCTAAAACGGAATACAAAGGGAGTCACGGAAGATCCGCTTCCGATGATACTACTACAGTTAGTGAATGGTTGGCTTGGGATAGACCCTAATCTAAGTAGCCCCTCCCGTCAGTGTACGAAAGCCCCTACGGATAAACTCCTAGGGGCGCCACGCTTCTTTTAAGTGAAGTCTATCTATTCACACTCATAGCAGTGCAACACCCCTTAGAATTGAAACCAGGGCGGTCTTTTCAGGCAAAGATTTCGTGTATGGCTATGGAATCTGCCATGACAGTTTTACGTGCGAGATCCTTCATTGTAGCTAACGCCACTGAAACCTTCGTTTTAGGGATCTCCATTTCGGTAGCTATCTCCTGAAGGGTATATCCTTTTGCCCGTAAGGTTAGTAAACGAACCTTATCGGAACCCATTTTTTCTTCCACAACCCCCACGACTTTTTCCCAAATCGCTCGGAACGTAGTGACATCCTCAAAATGACTCTCATCCCCAGCAATATCTAGCAACCCACCGGTTTCGTCATACATGGCAATAGTGTCATCTAAACTCCGATGAAGAGCGGCGGGAGCGGCGGCGCCTCGTGCCTTTTCTTTTTCCGTTTTACTCCCACGGAATTCTCGGGCCAAGGGCTCAGTTCCATCATTCCGAACATCGGCATAGGCAGAGTTGACGGCCCAAGAAGCTATATGATGATCCATGATAGGAAGCCCCAACAAGATACGGGAACGTAAAGAGTCCCTATGAATAAGCCTAACCAAACAATTTTGCACATGATCTTCCACTAAAGAAGCAGATGCCGATGTGGGTATTTTTGCGGCTATGCGGATACGTAAAAGGGAGAGAAGTCCCCCCTTAGTTTGTTTGAGTCTGCGGCCTAGGAATTCTGCGGTGAGATTAGGCTGTTTACAAGCCACCTTCTCTAAAGCCATTGCTGCAGCCACACCCGCCTCAGTCAGTGCCCAGTACCCCCGATTACCCCCGACTACAAGAGGGTTCTTACTACCCCTGTGCATCTTTTGATAAGCAATAACGATCTTTCGTCGAAACCCTGCAGGCTTACAAATGCCCTCAAAGCACCAACCAGCTTCCGGAGTTCCATAGATGCCTAGCTTGTACGGGTTGTAGCCCGCTTTGCGGATAACAGCTTTGTGCAGGTTGTCCTTAACGAGGACAAATTTGTTAGGGGTGTTCTTGGACAGGTCTCCCAAGACCCGAAGTAAAGAGTCCCGAAAACCACTAGAAGTGGGCAGCTTAATTGTCATACAAATGTCCTCCTTGGGTGACAGCCGTTAGGTATGGCACCTTGGGTTCCTCGGTTATGACGTCGCGGACGAGGCTAGGGAAAAAGAGCAATGTCCATCACAACCTTTGGTACTTTACTCCACCCCCAAACTGAGTCAAGAAGAACCTTCACTTTTTTACATCAATCTTTGGCCTATAATAATCAGATGTTTAGAATGGTATTTCCTCTAAGGGGACAGCAATGAATACAAATATCCTGACAAGCTTCTTAAAGCACCTACAAACCCGACAAGCCTCGGGGGAAAAGAGCACCCCACTGACGCGTCTAGCTGCCCGCTGGGTGACGGCCAGCCTTGAACGGGACCTTGACATACTTTTAAGGATACAAGTCCTAGAGGGGGCCGCTGGGGTTCCCGTAGGTACCTGGGGAAAGGAAAGCAGACCTCGCCGTGGACTTAAGAACGCTAAAACATGGTTTGAAGAAAAAGGTCATGAGCTAGACCCCGAGTGGTATTCCACGGAGGAGACCGGAACCTTCAGGATTATCTTTGGTTGCGTGCAGTCTAAGATCAAGAACCTTGGGTTACGGCGTGTAGACCCCATGGATATTATTAATATGGGTCTTATGGGCCTTGGTTCTAATCTGGATGAGGGGAAGCATCTGCCCTATGCCGTAGGCCAAACCGTATCCGGGGGGGTCCTGCGGGGCACGGAAACCCCTAAGGAAGTCGCCTCTAGCAAACTTTGCCGTTACTTCAAGAACCGGGTGTACCGTGAGGAACGAAAAGAAAAGATGCAGAATGGGGACCAGGACGGCAGAACAAAACGTGAGGTTTTATTCCCGACAGACGAGAAAGGCGTCCAAATGGACTATCGGGATGACAACACGGATGAGGAAGCCCTTGAAGAAATGGCCGAGCAGGAAGCGGGTACCTTCTTCTTGCTAACTATCTTCCCCCAAGCCTATTCCAAACTAAAGCAATGGCTTCCTGCCGCACCTAACGGAGAGACCATCAGGTTCCATGACACCTCTGTAGGCCGTAACATCAGGAATCTTATGCGTGCCTCTTGGAGCAAGTCCCAACCGATGCTTATCTGGTTAGATATGGTAGAAAACCAAGGCCGTTTCCCTACCCAAAGGGAAGTAGCTGAAATGGCAGGGATTACCGCATCAGCCTTCAGGGTTAGACATTGGAAACCTAACTGGATTAAATTCTTTAAGGACTTCCGAGCTAAGCCCCAGTATCTAAAATACATACAGGAAGCAGCCGCTGAGTTTGGGATCAAATGGGACCCCAATAGTGTGATGAATAAAAATCCCAGTGAGATCTTCCCATCCCGAGTTACCAAGACAGGTTTCGAACACCAAACTCGTATTAGGAAACTTGCCATTAAATATCTCACCCAACAGGTCTAACTTCTTGACACCCTCCTCCTAGTGAAGTATTCATTCTTATGGATCTACTAAATTTGATTCAACCAGAACTATCTGGGAGTATCCCTACCGCTTCTTTTCGCTGACTTTTTGAAGTCATAATTGAAGGCTATCTGGAAATTCTAAGAGGTTGGAATTCTAGAGTGGTGGATAATCGGGAAACCGATGAGAAGGCCGTTGAGCTAAGCATAACGTCTCCTGAATCAAATTGTTGTTCTCTGACTATTAAGTAGATAGTTTTTCTCTGCGGGAGATCATAATCCTCCTCTCGAGAAAAAAGGTGGCACGCCTACGAATTCCCTCTCTTACTTAAAGTAAACGGGACTTCAAGAGGAATCCATGAGGGTGGATGATAACCTTCTGTTTGGATAGCCTCCCGCACCTATGGTTTAAAACCTTATCCTATGTAACCTCTCTTAACATAGTATAGGGCATCCGTAGGATGCTCGTAGCATCAGTAATTTTAATGGTAATGATGTTTGAAATGAAAATCCTTTTAACCTTAACCTTGATGACCAAGATAATAGCGACAGTAATAATAACGACAACACAGGAAAAAACACCAGAAACGAGACATTTTAGAAAAACCCCCTCTCTTTGGGGTAGAGCTGAGACTACAACACCATATCCTTTACAATTTGCTGATGGTTTTCCCTTTATTCTTTAGAACTATTGGGAGGTAGAAACATGAGCTATGAATATCAAGTACCAGGTTTAACTAGGATTGCTTTAGGGTGTACCTACCTACAGGCTGGTAGAGTGAATCTTCATTTCCCAGGATCATCCACTAGTTCTCCTTCTCTGAAGGTAGTTCTTAGAAGAAATGTGAATCCTCCATTAGGGACATCGGATAACAGGTGGTTTCCTTTTTGGGTTCCTTGGGACTATTGGCAATATACTGTTGTGCCATTACTACTAGGAGAAGGGAAAGCTCTCTATGAGCAAACCTTAAAACAACCACAACCTGATTGGGACTTACTAACTAGAGCCTGGTTGGGTCTTTTGATAAGAGCTAGAGATCCTTCTCTGCAGGAAGTTTCAACTTTAGAGGCGTTAGCTCAAATAATTACTTCTCCTGTTATCCGTGCGCCGGTAGCATTCATAGGAGACTTGGATTACCCTTCAGTAGATACAGAGTTAACTTGGCCTGAGGGGCATCCTAAATTAAAATATCCGGAGGTGACTTGATGGATACTACAGAAAAGAAAGATGAGATTAGCGTGACTGTGACGGAAGGTGTTGATGTACCTATAACGGAAGACGTTGAGGTACCTGTTAGTGATACAGGGATGGTAAATGTCCATCTGGAACCAAAGAAGACGGTTTGGATTACCTGTAGGGCGCTTGAAGGGTGTCCTGGTAAGATAGCTGAGATAGCTAGTATCCGAAGTAATTCTATTATGGGGAAAATCACTGTTGGGTCATTTGAAGCCGCTCAAGGTGGACAGACCGTTCGGTATCACTGTCTGACTTGCAAACGAACCTTTACCATAACAACTTAAGCTATTTGCGAGTAGATGGTCATAAGGAGGACTCCTAATGGCTTCTAGTTTTTTATTCCATGGCCCGAGTGCCAAGGCAGCAGCTTGTGATGAGGCAATTCGTATAGGAAGGCTTCTTGTGCCTCCTATTGGGGATGATGCCAAGGGTCTAGCTGTAGACCAAGTTAGAGAAGCGGTTAACCTTATTAACTCCGTTCCTTTAGGGGATGGTAGAAGTGCCGTGGTGTTAGGTCCTCTTGATGGGACAGCTTCTAGTAAGTCCTCGGATGCCTTACTTAAAACTATAGAAGATGGCGGTTCAGGGTTTGTGATTCCAGTCCTATGGGCTTTGGATTTAGGCGGTGTACCTAGAACTATACGGTCACGCTGTTTAGAAAGGTGGGCACCTGGGCGAGATGTCGTATCGTTAGACGATGCTGACGAACTGGTTTTTGCAGCGGCGTGGTCTGCTACGGAGGCAGCTTTAAAACGGGATTATGCGGCTATAATCTCCGCCATCCAAATTTTAAGAAAGAAGGATGCAAAGGGGCTTGAGTTTTTACGCCTAGTGGCGGAATCCTTAGCGACTAGATTAGATGACCTAGATGCTTGTCGTTTATGGGATCAAGTCAGAGAGGCCTTGCAAAGCAAACAACCTACAACTTTGGAGGTTGTAGCCTCCTTATTATTGGACACATGAGAAAACCAACTATTTACGCCCTAAGTGGGACTGATAAATTCTCCACCCGCCGGACCCTTCGAAGTATGATTACGGACAATGAGGCCAAAGGTTGGCGTGTTGAATATGTAAACGGGGCAAACTCCGATGCTTTAGAGATAACTTTAAGTGTGGGTTCCAGTTTCCTAGTGGCTACCCCTACCCTTATCATCTTGCAAAATCCGGAGAAGGTGGCTGTTACTGTTTTTGAGCAGTATCAGAAACAACTTGTAGAGGCAGAGACGGTCCTTCTTTTAAATGTGACGGAGAAGCTCCGGAAGAATTCCGCCCTACACAAGTTCATCTCAAAGTTGCCCAAAGGGGTAAAAGTAGAGTTTAACCTGCCGGATAAGGAGTATAAGAAGCAGGAATACGCACAACAGTTTGTAGTGCATGAGGCTAAGCGGTACGGCAAGACTTTGTCCGGAGCCCTTGCTCAAACTATTGTAGAGCGTCTAGGGGCGGAGTTAGGGTTCCTTTCCATGGAGATGTTGAAGGCTTGTACTTTAGCGGACATAGAAAAGACCACGGAGATAACTGCAAGCCAGGTAAAACGTGCAATGGCGCCGCTTACCCTAACGGACACCTCTCTTTTAGCAGCTTCCATACTGCGAAAGGACACACATCATGTTTCCGTTTTGTTACGTCGAATACGGCAAGAGGCTAAGGACATCCCTACAATGGCGGTAGCCTCGGTAATAGGGGGTCTTGCCATGACTTGGATAGAGACCATTTCCTATAGGGAAGCGGGTAAAACCGAATCCGAGATTATTTTCCTTGCAGATAAAAATGAGTATTTTTTCAAGAAGATCTTCTATCCGTCTCTTTGTTATTGGCAATCCTTTGAATTAGTGCCTCTCATCCAAGGCTTAGCGAAGTCCATTCGTTTGGTGACTAGTGGGAGTACCACCCATTGGGAATACATGAGTGCCTGTATACTGAAATCTTGTAAGGGCATTCGGGACTAATAGAGTAGGAGTTACTATGGCTAATGAAGAACAATTTAAGACATTACTCCTGGACGGATTGTTTGGGGATATCCCCAAGGAATTTAGACCTGTACTTTTAGCGGGCTTGTTTAGGGGGGACCCCAACCAGCTTAGTGTTATTGAGAATGGTACAGAATACTGGGTTCACAAGGAGCTGGAATCTCTTGTAGGATCAAAGGTTCATTTTGTGATGCATTACCAGCCTTTGAAATTCGACCCTTCTAAATGGGGTTACGGTTGTTGTGAGAGACAAAGGAATGGGGCTACCGTTTGCCCAATGGGACATCACGAGAGCCCTAACAAAATGTTATTGTTTCAGGCGACGGGTGTTTTATCAAAGAGCCCTTGGGCAATAGACGATGTGAAGATACCTTTTTCGGAGATGCCGGAACATGAGGGTCGTTTAGTTGTGACTAGTGATTTCCAGATACCGGAAAAACCTGACCTAAAAGATTTGGGGGGTTTGGTTGATGAGTTGTCTGCCATGAAGTCTTTCTTGGCGAGCATTTCTAAAATAAAATAGATATAAGTGAAAGAATTTAGGGGGTTAGGTTGTATTTTTCAGGAAGAGTTCATTCCATTATGTATCAGGACACCACGAAAGCCTTTTATATTTTGAAGATATCTATAGATGATACGGATAGTTTAGAGACCGTGAAGGGAAGTATCCCAGGGTTACCTATTCAGATAGGGACCTGGTTTGGTTTTGAGGCTGTGTGGGTGATGCATGCTAAATTTGGCTCGCAACTTTCTATCACTAAGGCCCCTGTAATGCGTAAGACTTGGGATGCTGACAGTGCTTCAAAGGCTCTGATTGCCAATGAGGTAGGCTCTCTTGTTGTAAGAAGTATTAGGGAGCACTTTGGAGAGAAGGACTTTGTACCTGCTTTGTCAGATTCGGATCTGTTAGAGGAAGTTCCTGGGATGGATACTTTTACTGCGGGTTACGTTTCCCAGCGTTGGACTAAGGTACAGGCATTCTTTAAGGGCTTGGATTTTTTACTGGATCTAAAACTCCCCCCTCAGTTAGTCCGACAGGTGTGGTCCAAATTTGGGGATAAGGTAGAGGTTCTGTTATCTAAGGACCCATGGTTAATGACACAGATAGACGGGATTAGTTTTCAGCAAGCGGATGAGATTGCCGTCCGGCTAAATCTTCCTTTGGATTGTCCCGAGCGACTGAAGGGCTTTATTGTATATGCTCTTCGTAGTTGTCGTGGGATGGGACACCTCTATATGAATACGGCACAATTGGCGGGTGAACTAGGCATGGTGATGCCGGAGGCATCCAGTGAGGACTTGGGAAAGGCTTTGGTGGAGTGCCACAAGGATGACATTATCGTTATAGACAGGGAGGTTAAACCTGGTGTCGTCGCTTTGTATGACCCTTGGACACATAATTTAGAAAAGACCTCTGCAGAGATGTTGGCGGAACGTATAAAGAAAGCTCGTTTTGGTAGAGGGGGCATCAATAAAAAAGATTACCTGACTCGGTTAGCGATGTTTGGTACGGCTACCGATAAAGAGACCCGTAAGAAGAGACCCCAACTTGCAAAGGTAGTCTCAACAGCGATCAATGAGTGGGGGGAAACAAACAACCTAGTGCTGTCTGATGACCAGAAGAAGGGTGCTATAAATGCTTTGCTGGAACCCGTCTCTATCCTTACAGGGTTACCTGGAACGGGGAAGACAACGGGTCTTAGGGCTGTGGTAAATGTATTACAGGATGCCGGGGTGCCTTTTCTACTGTGTGCTCCCACGGGAATTGCCGCAAAGAACCTAGGGTTTTTAACTGGGGCTAAGGCTTCTACTATTCATAGGGCTTTTGAGGCCTCCGGACGGATGGAAAAAGGTAATCAAGTTTCATCTTATGTGGGGCTAGTGAAGAATGAGGGTGGTTCAGGGTTTGGTCATTCTGGTAGTTCTGAAAAAGATATACAGTGGGGTTATGGAAGTCCTGATTCCCCCTATCCGGCAGAAGTGGTGATTGTGGATGAGGCTTCAATGCTGGACCAGCATTTGTTATATAGGTTGCTTAGGGGGACATCCCCAGGCACACGCCTTGTATTAGTTGGAGACGCGGCACAGCTTCCCTCTGTAGGGCCTGGGAATGTATTACGGGATCTCATTAACTCAGGGGTGTTTCCTGTAACGGATTTACGGGAAATCTTTCGTCAAAAGGATACTTCCGATATTGTTTATGCTGCCCATAGTATTTTTAAGGGTGAAGTCCCGGCTTTAGGTGACTCTAAAGAGTTTGTATTGGTTCCTGCGGATGAAGAGACCCAAGCCTTAGACGTTATCTTGCAGTTAGCCCAGAGCTTGCATACTCAAGGCAAGGATTTTCAGGTTTTGAGTCCAAGACATGCCGGGGATGCCGGAGTTACTAATCTTAATGTAAGGCTTCGGGACTTGCTAAACCCGGCCTCCTCTGGCCTACAAGAGTTTAGTATCGGGTCGGGAATGCTTATCCGTGAGAATGATAGGGTTATGATCATCCGTAATGATTATAACTTAGGGGTGTTCAATGGGGATATTGGCAGGGTAGTCCGGATAGACCGGAAGGATAAATCTTTAGACGTCTCTATAACGGGGGGCTGTTTACAGGTGACCATCAAGTTTAAGGATGTCCCTAAGACGGTTCGGTTGGCTTATGCCTGTACTGTCCATAAAGCCCAGGGACTCGAATATGCGTTTATCATCATGCCTTTGATGGACTCATTCCGGAGACAACTCCAAAGGAATTTACTCTATACCGCAGTTACAAGGGCTAAGAAGGGTGTGGTTTTAGTAGGTACTCATTCAGCGTTGGCTACAGCGGTACAGAATGCCCGTGAGGATTCACGGGGGACTATGCTAAAAGAGCGACTTCTAAGCGTTATTGGCCCAGGGAAAAAGGCTAAGCCCTACTGTGATGTTCAGGTTTAAAACAAACCAAAAAGAGGTTGGGGGAGTAGATCATGGAAAGGTTCAAGGAGGAACACATGAGCGATATAAAAAACCATCCAACACTTATAAAAATTCGAGATAACCTTCGCATCACTAAGGTTGTATGTACTCGCAGTGTTAAGGGACCCCGTGGGGATCACTATGTAGGGTTTTCCGCAGCTTGGGATAGCATCCAGGATGACGCTGGCGGGGCTTCCGACTTAGGGCCAACCCAAGATGCTGGGGATGTGGCTATCTCGCAATCCCAAACGGGTATGACTTTGAAGGAAGCTAAAATTGCAGCTTTAGTCTTAGGGATGCAAGCAGACATAGCGGCACATAATCATTCCGCTTCGGGGGGTAATATCTCCAAGGAGCAACGGGACGGTGCCGTACGGGCCATTGAAAATAACTTTGGTCAGTTGATTGTAGCGGCTTTGGAGAAGAAACCAACGGATGCCAAACCAGAGGATGGTAAAAGTGACTGAGCCTAAACCTATTGTAGACAAAGACTTCGACCTTTCTGTAGGTGAAGCGGAAGCTATCTTCGTTGAGCTAGGCCTCTTATGGGTACCTTTGGACGATGACCCTTTAGCTTATGGGCCTAAAAGGCTTAACCGTAAAGTTGCGGAAGTCCGTCGTATGCTGGATCGTTGTGAGCGTCTTTTCTTGGATGTGTCCAAAAGGTTGTACTATGCCCGTCGTACTTTCCGGGTGGTCTCTACAACTTTGGATTTGGCTAAGAAAAGTCTTTTCGCAAATGATCCAGAGACGAGAGCCGGGCGATCCGTTGCGGACAGAGAAGCTGTGGCCGCGGGTAAATTATCCGAGGACATCCATAAGATGAACGTCTTAGAGGTGTTAGTTTCGGACTTAGAAGCTGTGTTAATAGTCATCAAGGCTAAACGTAGTGACCTGAAGGATACAGAAGGTCGTCTTAGGGATCAGATTCGCCTCTGTAACACAGAACTTGATGTGGGTCATCACTGGGGCTCTAGTTTACCTCCTGATGTTACTAACGATCCCTTAGCAAATAGTAGGGGCGTAGTCTCCGATGCTCAAGGTATTGCGGAGATTATAGCTGGGGTTGAGCTGGCGGAGACCCATTTAGCACAAGAAGAGGCTGAAGAAGAGGTTGACGAAGAGGCCATCTTTAGGGAGGCCTTGGAGGCTGTTGTAAAAGAGTCCCCGGAGACGGTTTCCGATGAGATGCCTCTGGAGGAAATCCTAAAGGAATTCACCGAGACGTTACCCCTAGAGGTAGAGACCCCCGTGTCCCCTGTAGCGGCTGTAGCGGCTGTAGAAGTTCCTGTAGTGGAAGCATCCCCCCTGGATGAAAAACCCCTTGTGGTTGGAGCAGCGATTTCAGAGACGGAAGTACAGGAGCAAGTGGATCTTGTATCCACGGCGGAAGAATTACCTATGGAGGAGGCCCTTCCAGCAACAGTTTCGGATGACGCTATCGATGCTTTTTTGGGAGAGGGTATTGTCGAGTTTGCCAAGCCAAGCCAACGAATCCCTGATACTTTGGGCGAAAACATAGTTGGGGGCAGTGAATCTGTTTTAGAGTTCTTAGAAGGCTTTGAAACCCCTTAAAAGACCGAACATTTTATTGTAAATAGAGTAGTACAAAGGACGGAACCTTATCCTAAATCACTTTTGATCTAGTTTCGTCCTTAACAACTAGGAAGGAGAGAGGAAAATGAGCGAAAACACTTTTAGTTTCGGGAGCGGAGATGACCACATCGGCGTTAAATCCAAGGCTTGGAAAGCACAGGGTGGTAACACCTACAGGCTGTCCTTTGCTTGGTGGGAACTTGATGAGGAAGGCCTTCCCGATATGGGCGAGCCAGGAAGTGGGAAGCCCCCATTATTTTCGGGTGGCCCAGTGAATTTCATTCAGGGTGCTGGTTATATCTTTAACAAAGGCCCCGAGTACACCAAGCTTGCCGGAGATGAGCCCCCCCGGCAGCGTATTGCAACGATCATCGTTATTTGGCCTACAAATAAGGATGGTGCGGTAGACCAGGGTAGATTCGCAAGTGGTGACTTCGAGGTTAAGCCTTGGGTTATCTCTTCGGATAAGTATCGTACCTTGAAGCAGATTCATAGTGAGTTTGGCTTCAACGAGTGCGACATTACTGCCAAGTGCGAAGAGGGCGGCACCCAGTTCCAGAAGCTTACATTCTCTCCCTGCAGGGAAAGTCTGTACAGGCACTGCTTAACATCCCCGAAGGGCATTGATATGGCCAAGCGGATTACGGATGAAGTGCAGGCTCTGGCAGTGAACATTCAGACCTTTGTAGGTCGTGACATGACCATTGCTGCGATTCGTGAGAAGCTGGCATCTGGTGGCGGATCTCCCGTACAGCCTATTAGCGGTTCCGCGGCTGCCCCGGATATCGACTCGGTTGTTACCGGCCTGTTGGACTAGGTTCGATACCTATGCGGGTTATTGGATTTGATCCATCCCTCACCAACTTCGGCTATGCCGTACATGATTCAGGGGAGCCTTTGGGTTCCCCTGGTCGTTGTTTGGAGAGGGGCAGATTCCAAACAAGTTCTAAAACGCTTTATATAGATCGATATTGTGAATTACGGGAAAGTGTCCTGACGTTGGTTGAACGCCTTGGCACCCTTTATGGCATTACTCAAGTTGGTCTTGAGTACCCCGTTTTTAATAATCTTTATAGTGAAGGCATGTATGGCTTGTTCCTATATGTCAGTGAGGCTTTGCGCCAAGCGGGTATGGATGTGGTTTTTTTCTCTCCACTCCAACTCAAGGCTGCTGCCCGTGAATTCATAGACCGACCAAAGGGTTGGAAGATGATGAAACCAGATATGGTAGAAGCTGCCAAACTGGATGCGGGTGGGAAGGGTAGATGGAACCATAATGAGGCGGATGCTTATTGGGCTGCACATGTCGCAGCTCGTTTTTGGGCATTTTTCAATGGGGACATTACCTTGGAGGAATTAACACCTAGAGAGCAGAAGATGTTTACTTCCGTACACACCTACCAGCGTGGGAAAAAAGCGGGG